AGCGGGTCAGTTGCCCGCGTACCGGTACGCGGTCAGCGGATCAGAACGGAGCCGACTCCTCGTTCTGGGCGGTGTATGCCGCCCGAGCCGACGCTACCATCCCACGATAGTGCGCCTTATAGACCTGCTCGTCGCGCTGGTAGCAAGTCGCCACCCACGCCGCGAGCGCAGCGTCGTCGTTCCACTCGACGACATCGAGAGGAAGCACACCCAGAAGCGGAGCGGCATCGCCGCCCTGCCAGAGATGGACTTCATTATCGGGCGCAGCCTTCGCTACGAGCGTCGCCAGATAGCGATCCTCGCCGCTGCCCGTTCGCCGGCGAACGATCACCGACCGCTGCCACAGCGTCCCGCTATTGCCGACTTCCTCGGCTCCGAGGTCTACCTCGACACCAGTACCAAGCACTACCCAAGTCTTAGACTCAGACATCGTGCCCCCCTGTGCTAGTCGGTCGGTCATCTGCCGCCGACCAGTAGAGATTAGCACATACACAAGGCAGCGCAAGCGAATCGCACCAGACGCAACGGAGCCGACGGCAGACCGATGGGGACAGGGGGAACAGGGGATAGGGGATAGGGGATGATCTAATAGCTCCTCAATGATGAGACTGATGACTGACCTAATGACTGATAGCTGACTGATGAGAGCTGATGACCGCACTTCGACTGTCGGTCATCACACAGCTCTGAGCGTGCGATCCACCGATTCCCGGGATAAGACGGAAAAAAGACCCTGTAGGAACAACGGAGAGCTGCGTTCGGGGTCAGGGGTAGGTACTGATACCCCCCTAATGACCGATACTCGATGCGCCTAATGAACCACCGACTAGCAGTTTGAGTCGGGGTCAGGGGGTCAGGGGTGAGGGGTAATGGGGTGAATGATGACCGATACTCGATGCTACTGATGAACGACTGGCCAGCGTAGGTCGAGTCGGGGTCAGCGTGCGGGGTGCGGGGTCAGGGGTGCGGGGTCGCAGCATTTCCCCGGGAAAAAGAAACCCGCCCCCCGAAGGGAGCGGGTTCCTGATGACCGAGACTCAACGAGCGATCAGTACGCGACGATCACGCCCCGATCCCGACCCTCAATCCCGAGAGCCCAGGCGAGATTGTCGTAGGACTCACGACGACGAGCCAGACCGCGCATTCGGTCGGGCTGCTGCTCCCAGAGCGCGCAGATGACCCGCCGAGCCGACTCGGTCAGATGACCGAAGTCGTCCTCGTCGTAGAATGTCGAGTAGTGGGCAGCGTCATCTACCAACTCCTCAAACATCGGCACCGACATCACGACGACCGCGTAGTCGTCATCGTTGCCCTCTGGGATTGACCGCACTTCGACCGACTCGTGATCAAGTTCGCGGTTCAGGTGATCGTTCCAGAACACCGAAGGCACGGCGACGAGCAGTTGATCCCCGCCGCGCTCGGCGTTGATCTCTGCTGCTGACCCCTGCTCAATGTCGGTGATCGAGTCTCGGGCAACCGCTACCCGCGCCCGGACCACCGCGAGCCGCTCGGCTCGCTCATAATGCCCAAATGGATCGTGTTCTAGTTCCACCTTGTACCCCCTATGTCGCATCGGGTCTGTGCCTACCCGCGACTTCACTACACTACATCGAGTCTCGGTCATCAGTCAAGACGACCGCTGCCGCCGCAACCGCACGCGCAGTCCTCACCGCCAGGAACGCAGCCGCAGCCCTCATCCAACATCATCGCGCAGCCATAACGACTCGCCCTATCATCCTCACAATCAGAACAATAGACGCGCAATGATCGCGTGTCGTTGTTGTCGGAATACCACCGAGCCGCCTTGACTCGGCACTCGTCGCACCGCTTACCTGCTACGAAACTCATGAATCCCCCTGTGCTAGTCGTCGGACACTTGCCGCCGACATCACGAGACTAGTTCGAAGTGCGGTCAGCGTCAAGGGTGGAGATGACCGATACCGGTGCTGTGATGGCGGGGTCTGGGGAGATGGGGATAGGGGTATCGGGGTGATCTAATAGCCCTGTGATGATGACCGATGATAGCTATCAACGCCAATAAGGCCAGCACGCGCACGGATAATCGACAGGGGGAGCGGGGGGTCAGGGGTATAGGGGAGCCTAATGACCGCTACCGGCCATAAAGAAACCCCCCACCCCCGAAGGGGTGAGGGGCAGGGCGACCGCCCTAGTGCGTCCTAGATCAGATCGACACCCGACTGAACCCACGACACGAGCCGCGACAGGTTCACGCTTCGATGGCAGTGGTTCGGCTGACGACCCTCACAGGCAGTCCCTTCGACCCCTGCGTTCGGGCATGCCGTCGTGTAGCCGTATTCCGTCGGCGCACCGATCAGAATCGTGACGCACGGCTCGCCCTTGAGATTGAGCCAGACTCCCGACTCGTCCTTGACCCGCTCGACCTGTCCTGCCACGCGGAACTGGAAAGTCATGCGACCCTTCTCGTCATAGGAGACGGACGACGGATCGACCTTCACCCGACCGATGGCGCGATGCTCAGCCTGTCGCTCCGCCGCTGACTTCTCCCGGTGCTCGATCTGTGCCTTCGTCGTCGGAGCCGACCACGCGGTCAGTACCGAATACTGCCCACCCAGTCGGGCGACGATCTCCCGAGCCTGTACCAAGTTGATACCCACGATCAACCCCCTGTGCTAGTCGAACGGGACTTCCGCCCGACACCTAGACGATACTGCCACCGATGGCAGCCGTCAAGCCCCACGAGTCAGACCAGACAGCGTGCGCCGCGCCATCGACAGCGGGGACAGGGGGGATGGGGGAATAGGGGTATGGGGATGATGTAATAGCCTGATGATGATGACTCGATAATGACCTGACGCGTGGAGCTCCGCGTCATTGACCCCGACAGGCCAGCACCAAAAACGAACCCCCCCACCCATCGAAGGGTGAGGGGGTCGGATGACCGCGACCGGCCAACAGGTCAGGCGACGCGATACGCCGCCACCGCTACGAACCAACCCGAACCGTGCGGGTCGAGGAGCCAAGTGGCGAACAGACAATCGGTCGGCTCGATGTCTGGGATGAGGTAGCCCTCACCCTCCCACTCGTCAGTCGTATAGTCCCGACCATCGAGTTGGCAGAGCACTCCTGCGGTCTGAATCATCCCACGAGCGACATTGGCGACTTCCTCGTAGTCCGCCTCGTCGTAGTCGTAGCCCTTCCCCTGCCACGCTTCGGTGAGGTCATACGACGCCCCACCGGTAGCGGTCAAGTTCTCGCGCTCGATGCGCTTCTTGATGTAAGCCCTGAATCGGACTGCCATCAGTTCCTCCTCTGTGCTAGTCGTCGGGCATCTCCCGCCGACTCTTGGAGTATGGCCGGCAGCGGTCAGCAAGTCAAGTCCCAGCGTCGAGGAATGCGTGCGGAGCTCCGAAGTCTGGGGGTATGGGGGGGCTGGGGTATGGGGTATGGGGTATGGGGTGATGTAATAGCCGCGTCGTGATGATGACCTAAACGAAAACCCCGCCCCCGAAGGGGCGGGGCTTCGATGACCGCTACCGGCCAGCGCGTTAGTCCTTGGCGTCAGCCTGATGACCGCACGGCTCGCAATAGTAGCCGTCCCAACCGCCAGAAATCCCGCAGGAAGGGCAGCACGGAACCAGGCTCGACGTAGCGTCGTCGAGTGAAGCCCACGCGACATCATCGGAATCGTGAAGCGCCTCAATCGCCGCGTCGCCAGAAGCCGGACGCGCAACGCCCAGCAGATCGACGGCGGTATCCATCAGGTACTCCTCGGCGTGATGCCGGTACAGAAAGAAATGCCGCAGGGCTTCGCCCTTCCAAAGAATCTCGACCAGAAACATCTTGACCTCCTATCTGTGCCACCGAGAAGCCTCGGCACGACCAACACTACACGGCCGGCAGCGGTCAAGTCAAGGAGTCGAGTCGAGATGCTAATCCGACAACAGGTCGGGACGACGACATCGAACGCTGGGGGTATGGGGGGGATAGGGGGACGGGGTAATAGGGGCGTGTAATAGCGCGATGATAATGACGCCGTGATGATGACCGCGAAAAGCTGTACCAAACGGAGAGGCCGCCCCCGGCACAGATCGGGGACGGCCTCGAAGTAAAGAGAGAGCGTCAGATCGTCAGATGACCATCATCGAGCAGAGAGTCTACCTGAACGCGACCGACGAGCGGCGTATCCATCAGCGACTCCTCGACTGCCGCAAACACCTCGTCGAACAGAGCCTCGGAGCCATCAGCCGCAACCACGAAGGCGTCAGGGTTCCCAGCGAGAGCGCAGACCTGCGCGGTCGTCAGGTTGTCCCACGAGTCAGCCGGAATCATCTCCCAGAGAGAGACGCCCACCTCGTCGTCGTGCCAACCAATCAGAACCGCCAGAGCCTCACCCTTCGTCTTGGTGTAGGCGTGGAGATCATCACCATCGCCATAGCGCACCATCGCTCGATACGCCGCCCCATCAGGGAGCGGACGACGGCAGCAGGGGCAAAGCCCTGGCTCCGGTGCGCCCACCTTGTCGAGTGCGAACTTCGCGTACTTGCTCATCTGTTCCTTCCTTCCTGTGCCTGTGCCATCGGCAAGTGCCGACCATCAGAGGATACCCGAACCACAGCCAAAGTCAAGCCATCACCAGCGCGGCCTCATCGAACCGGTACCGGTAGGAGATGGGGGCGTGGGGGGTATGGGGGCTGGGGTATAGGGGGCGCATAATAGCCTCGTGATAATGACCGAATGAATGAGGCCGCCCCTATCGCCTCGACAGGAGCGGCCTCAATCGCTAGCGGTTCAGTTCCTCGCCGGCATCGAGCCACGACACCAGACGCGAAAGGTTGATAGTGCGGTGCGCGTGATACGGAGCTCGACGCTCGCACGCGCTCCCCGCCACCCCTGCGTACTTACAGAAGGTTGTGATTCCGTACTCGACCGGCGCGGAGATGACGACATCAACGCACGGCACGCCTTTCTTGTTGAGATACACGCCCTCTGGGTGAATGTCGCGGTTGATTGCTCCGCCAACCGAGAACAGAACAGAAACCTTGCCGTTCGCGTGCTCGACGAGTTCGCTCACCTTGACGCGACCAATGGCGCGGTGAACGGCCTCACGAGCGGCTGCGTCCTGCTTCCTCTTGGCGAACACTTCCGGAGCCGTTGGCTCCGACCACGCCGTGAACACTCCGAACCTGCCGCCCATTCGAGCGGCTGCCTCGACGGCCTTCCGGTACTCCATTCCTTGCTTCATACCCTCACCTCTTTGTGCTTCGGCCACCTCGTGCCGATAGGGACAAGGTACAGCCCCAAACAGGCAAAGTCAAGCCCCCACTACGACAGGCCACCAGACGCGGCAGTCGTCGGGGGCGTTGGGGGTGTGGGGGTGTGGGGGTAATAGGGGGAGATAATAGCTGCGTGATAATGAACACATAAGGAGAGGCCGCCGGTGGCACAGTTCACCGACGGCCTCGAAGTCGAAAGGAGCTGCGACTACTGCGCGGGTTCCTCGTATGGCCTGAACATCGAAAGCGTAGGATAGCCGCCGTGTTCGAGCTGCGCGCTCACCTTGTCGGCCTCGTCTTGCGTGAAGCCGCGAGAATCCGACCCGCCGTCGAACAGCACAAGCGCACGGCCGACCAGACCGCCGCCGAGCAGGTACGCCGGCGCGGTATTGGTTGCCTCGGCTAGGAAGTCGCACGCGGCACGATTGAACAGGACAGGCTGCCGATACAGGCCTTCCTCATCAACAAACACGACCACAGGAACGCTGCCGAAGCTGCCGGTACCGGCAACCTCGACCAGCTCGCAGCCAATCGTGGCGTAGTGTTCGGTGAGGCCTTGCTTGTCGGCCCACTCGATACGCTCAATCCACGACTCGCCCGATTCGTTCACATTGACCAGATACGCCCAGCTCATACAGCACCCCCTACATACTGCGCGGCCTCTCCGTGTTCCAGCAGGACGAAATCAGCGACTCGTCGAGCGATGTCGTCGGTCGCGTCTTTCTTGCCAAGCACAGGATACCCTGCCGTACAACCGGCGGAGTAGTCGAAGCCGTCGAGGCCACGCTGCCAGAGCGTACCCCCGAAGTTTATTCCGTCTTCCGTCATCAGCGCGACCCACGCCGTATCGGTCAGGTCTACGCGGAGATAGCCGACTTCGACCATCTCGTACGATTCAGTTCCGGTCAGTCCCATCACTTCCTCACTTTCTCCTCTACCTCAACACGGCACATCTGCGCCGCAAGGGAACCATACCACCAACACTACGAACGACACAAGCCCCAACAGCACGGCCGCCACGCGGAGCTTCCGGCGACGCTCCATCTCGCGCTCCCACGCTGCCGATTCTCGCAGGTACTCGCTCGTAGGAATAAGGCTACGCATTGTCGTCGTCCTCGAACGACATCGTAGGATACCCCGCGTTGGCAATCAGCGCAGTCGCGCACTCCCGCACCGCGTACCGATACTCCGACAGATACGCGCTATCGCCAGGGTAGAACTCATCGAACCCGAAATCGGGCAGGTCATCGGCCGACAGGCCAACGCGCCGCTCCACCGAGCGGGACACCGCACGAATAAACTGCTCGAACGGCACGCTAATCGGCTGCTCCGCGTCCTGCGGGTCGCCAACCGGAACCTCGGAATAGTTGCTCATACCTCACTCCTCTATGCTCGGCAGGACTTCTGCCGCTACCTCACACGATACAGCCTAGGCAGGGAAAGTCAAGCCCCGAATCTGGCTTCCTCTATGGCCGCGTCCTCGAAGCTCCACGCCGCCCCTTCGGCGTTCCACTCTTTCAGGCACCACTCGTGAATCAGTCCCTCATCAACGCGCCGACTATTATCGGCGGCCTCGACGACATACTCGCCACAATGAATACAATCACCAACCACAACATCATCAGGGTCAAACATTTTTCCCTATCTCCTCAACTAACCTCTCTGCTAGCTCGTTGGCCTCTGCCGTCTCGAATACTAGCACGCCTGTATCCGGTAGCAAGCGGTCTATCTGGTACCAGATGCCCTCTGACTCACGAACATCTACCACATACCACCGCGTACTACCGAGCCGCCAGACTCCGACCACGCCGCTGCGCCATACCAGCATCGCGTTATCGTAATCGGCCTGTGTCGGCTTATCCATTGGCACGCTCCGCGAAAGACGCTTCGACCGACTTCGTGAAGGCGGCCTGTTCAGCGAGCCACGCGCCAACGCTCAACTCCTCACGACCGCCGTACTCCACCCTGCCGTGCCGGACATACATACGGCCTTCGCTGAACTCCCAGAGCCACGATTCTCCGTCCTCTCCCTGCCACTCGTACTCGCCGTCCTCGATGAACATCGCCGCTGCTGCGAAAAAGACTTCCTCTTGGCCTGTCTTGTTGTCGTAGCAACTGATAACGAGGTCGCCACTCTCGTTCGTCATCGTCTCGAATCCAAGTGCCTCGAACACGGCCTTCGCATCGGGCAGCGTTCGCAAGTCCTCTGGCATCCACGAGAACCAACGCGCCACATGCTTCCCACCAGAGTAGAGGCCGCCGCGCTTCGCGTTGTCCGGTGCGTCTTGGAGCTTCATCAAGGCCTCATACGCGTTGTCGAGATTCGCCGCCCTGATGACCAGATGACCTGTTCCGTTCACATAGTACCCCATTGTGCTACCCCTTCCTGTATCGCACGCACCTCTGTCGTGCTGCTGCCATTGTACGGCCTACACCTGTAAAGTCAAGCCCCGCCGACACGAGGTAATGCAGGCGGGGTCTGGGGTCTAGGGGTGGTGAGGTTCCACCCCTAGACGAATCTAGTTGCTGCGCTCTTGTACCTGCCACTCCTGCGGCATACCCGACCGAATACTATCGTACTTGCCGCCTTCGCTGACGACGATGTGGTCAAGGAACACCAAGTCCAACAGGTCGGCAGCCTTGATGACTTCCCGCGTCAGTTTGATGTCCTCATCGCTCGGCTTCGATAGACCGCTCGGATGATTGTGAACCAACGCGAACCCAACGCCACCCATCAGGATAGCGGAGCGCATCAGTTCGCCAATCGCAACCGAAGTGCCAAGTGCCGTCCCTGAATAGATTCTATGAACGCCGATAACGCCGTTTTGGCCGTCGAACGCAACGACGAACAGCGACTCGCTGCTCTCGTTGGCTGCGAACGCCTCGAACGCTCGTGCCAGCTCCGCCGGACTCGTCACGCGGACGCGCTCCTTGTCGCTGATGTTTCGGCGAACCACCGAATACTCGTACGCCGTCCATTGTCCTGAATCGGCGACGCTGTTCTTGCGCTTCCTCATTTCCTTACCCCCTACCTCTATGACCGCCAAGTGGCGGCTCGCCTACTTTACACCCGACCTGCGCCGCTCGTCAATAGAACACCCCAGAGTCGTCGTTGATGATGAGGCGGCCACCATCGTTCATCTCGTCGTCCCTCGACACACACACCTGATACTTCTTGCCGCCGACCATAACGCTCAATACCGGAAACTGAACATCGTCCTGTTCCATCACGAACCCGCCAAGAATCGTGCCGCCGATCAGCGGCTCGATCATCTCCGACATAATGTAGTGATACTCCTGATCCTCTGGCAGAAGCTTTGCGCGCTCTTTGACCAACTGATCTCTGTTCACAATGCTCATCGCACGCCCCCTTTCATCAACGCCATCGCCCAGACAATAAGGCCTAGCACTAAACCCCAAAACACCTCAATCATAGGACTTCGCACCCTTTCAGTTCGGAGCATAGGTTCAGGTATTCCTGCCAATGACGAACCTCTTTCACCCACGCCTCGATTTCCTCTGGCTTGTCGAGTTCGGTATGTCCGGCCACGATGTTCGCCACGGCCTCGCGAATCTCATCGTCCGATAGTCCGTCGAGATGGTCTGCTGCCTCGCGGCACTCCCACGAACGAATCACCCTGCCGCTATTGTCGCACAGGTACTCGTTCAGATACGAAACACCCAGAGCTTCGTTCAGCGAGCGGAGAATACCCATACCCCAGATGTTCATACGGTAATACACCGAATCGCTGCCGACATAGACACCGTGTTCGTCGAACACCCACGGCGTTGCTTCTTTCGCGTACTTCTTTGCCTTCTCCTTGTCCGGCAACATTGAGTAGATGTCGTACCCCATTGTCTTACCCCTTCCTTTCCTCAACTATGTCTGCCGCCATTGCGACTGCCACATTGTAATCCAACACTACCTCGCCGTCAAGGTTGTCTGGCCAGACCACCTCGAACCAGGGATTATTCCACCACTCAATCGCACCAGATTGCTCGGCCTCATAGAGCTTATCGTCGGTATCGAGTCCCTTATCATCAAGGTCGTCCGTATAACGAAGGACTGATACGGCACCGTCCGGCTCCGTGTAGTGGATTCGCATTTCTCCGTTGCGATACACAATGACTTCCTTGTCCTCTGAAATCCATACGGGATCTGATTCGTGTGTGGTCGTGTAGAAGGCCGCGTCGTTCCTGCTCATCACGCAAGCCTCACGACGAACTTGCGTCCTTCATCGCCGTTCCAATCGAACTCAAGGCCGTGTCGCTCCATTACGGCTTCGACAATGCGAGGAAGCTCCGACCGGTCTTTGTAGAACCAACCGAGATACGCTTCGGTCTTGCGCCTGTTGGAATCGTATTCCTGCTCGTGATAGAACACGCCGTCGTCCTCCTCGATTTCTGCCATCGAGCAGGTATTACAACACGCACGGCCAAACTCGTATGGCCCCTTGATACCAACCGACCAATCGCGGTTCAGCTCCGCCAACGCGTCGTCGAGCTTCGCCCAGAACTCCTGATACTTTGCGCTCATCTAGCACCTCCTACTGCGGAAGGATTTCTCCCGCTAGCGCAATCCTAATACCTATACCTTTGTGTCGTCAAGCCCCTGTCCACGAATTCGTTTCTCGTAGCGATCTCTCATCGCTTCGACCTGCCGGGCTGACCATTGAGGAATCTTAACATCTGGTATATACGGCCGATCTGATTCTTCAATGGCCCAATCTAACCACCCGATTTCTTCAAGGTATTCACGATTGGCCCTGATGTATCGCTTGACCTTGCGACAGTATCCCCCGTGCCGCTCCAAGGATTTCCGGTATCGACAAAACGCTCGATAATCGTCTTCCGTATACAGCTGCGCGGGATCTGCCATTTACTTCCTCCGTGAAGCAATCGCTCCTGCTCGGCGCAACACCGTGTTGATGTATTGCGGTGTTGTGTTGTACGACTCGCCGATCAAACGCAACTTCTCGCCTGCCTGATAACGCGAGACGATGTCGTTGATTGCGAGTGATGTAAATCGCACCTTCTTCGCCGGCTGAACGCCAACCGAATACAGCGCATTGAGTACGGTACTGATCGAGCAACCGAAGTGAGCTGCGGTGTGCTGAACAGTCGCCGAGTTCTCCTGAAGGTATGACGCAATTGCCTGATAGTCGTACTTGCGATTCTTTCGCGTCGAAACACGATCCCTCTTCGGGCCGCATCGTACGACAATCTGCTGAACTCGCTGACGCGTCAATCCGTACTTGTCCGCTACTTCCTGAAGGGTTGCCCCTCCGTAGTAGTAGTCGTACATTTCCTGATCTCTCTGACTTACTTCCATCGTTCTTCCCTAGCTACAACACCGAGAACCGCTCGGCCCGGAGATGAATCATACCACAAGATGTAGCGGCAGACCTGATGTGTATAGATTTACGGGGGTTTGGGGGAGAGAATAAACAAATGGAATACTTCGTTGTATACCGACCTGGACAACCTGATACTTGGATGATTACCTCGTCCAAGGGATTCTTCGACATCGCGCTGACGCCGCTCCAGGCGCTTGTGATGATTGGGCGCGACATCGAAAGCTCGACCGAAGACGGCGGGCAGTCGGAATTCAGCGTGCGTTGGATTAACACGCCTGACGGGTTCGTTTCACCAGACCCGGAAGAGCTGGGGGAGATTTCTCCCGAACCAGAGCTTACAAACTAGTACTAGTCAGTATCTTCGGCGAGTATGCCATCTTCCTTTGCGGCCGTCCGCAGCTCGTCGATGTAATCGCGTGCGGCCTCTTCATACCCGAAGATGTGGACATTGGAACCACGCATACCATCCACCCACCCGAGGACGACCTGTCCGTACCGGTCGTGGCTGACAAATGTTTCGCCGTTCAGGTAGATGAGGATGCTGTCGTCGGCCACGCCATCGCCCTGTCCCGCCAAGGCTTCATACAAGGCCGTACGGCCAAGCACCCCAGAGAGCTTCGGGTAGATGTCGGAATAGACGAAGTTCTCACCGGCCGACACGATGTCGTCAATCGTGTTGCCGTCGATGTAGTCAGAATACGCCGCTTCCATCATCAGCCTCCTACAATGCCGCCGAAGTGTTCTTCGCAGAACGATTCGTACGGAGTCATTGGAATCCGTTCGTAGTCCCGCTCGTATGAGCGCGAGCCGTCCTCCTCGGTCAGCCACGCCTCATCAGGCAGGTTGTCTCCTTCTCCGCTGTATTCCTGCCGATAGAGTTCTGCGCCGCCCTCATAGACGACCTCACCCGCGTAGCTCATCCCGCCTTCGCAGTAGCGATGCGTGATGTTGAGTTTCGGGAACATAGCGGACAAGGCCAATACGACTGGCTCTGCCGGAGACCACGCAGTATCGAAGCTGTATGCGGTACGGCCTTCCTCGACATCTCCGTTGTCGGTGCGGTCGTGCCACACTTCTGCGCAGTTCCACTTCGTCCCCCAGTTGGCAACATTCCAGTTGTACCACCAATCAGGGTGCGCGGTGTTTGATGGGAGCTTGTGAATCGGGCAGACTTCGGTTCCACCGAACATCTGCGCGACCGAGGCCTTTATCGTGCCGTTGTCCACCGCCTCCCTGTCGACCGCAATGCCATTGACCGCCCAGTAGCCCTCCTCCGACACATAGCCCTCGGTCATCGGTTCGCCGACGGCTTCCTTGGTCGTAATCCATTCCTTCTTACAACCGCATTGGAAGTCGTTCTGGCCATCGCTGATGGCATAGAACGGACTATCCATCGGCGGCGGCACAATCGTATCGAACGAGAATCGCTCGTCGCTGTTGGCCTTGTCGCCCTTCACAGCTTCGATGAGCCGTGCGACCTCTGCTTCGTCTCCGGTGATGTCCAGTTGGTTCACGCACCAGTTAGGCATTTGACCCTTCCTCCTCATCCAGTCCTACAATCTCCTGCGCCAACAGCACCTGAACACCGCCGCTATTCGGCAAGTCCAAGAGGCTGGCCCAATCCCAGTCTAACGGATGATTCTCCTCCGTGTCAATGTCTATTCGCAAGACCACGATGTGCGGCTTGGTTGCCATAGCTCCTCCTACGCGTGCTGATGAGGCTGACCAAGCGTCTGCCGGTCTGGCCCATCACATTCGGGAATGAAACACCACCCTGAATCTCTGGCCTCGCGGTCGCTCATGAGCGGCGGGTGAAACTCGCACTCGCACGGAGCACAATCGAGGCAGAACACCTTGTAGCCATCTGGCACATCGTCCTCGTACTGGTCGAAGTCGAGCGTGTCGAACCGCGTGTCTGGCTCGCCGTTCCAAGTCCCGATGACCTTCTCGTCATCATAGATTAGGACAGCAGAGCAACTCGAACAGGCATCCATCCTGCCGCTCACAGCGCGTGTGCCGACAACATCGACTCGGCCTCCTCGCGTGCGTGCTTGTATCCAACGAACCCGCCGCACGATTCGGCAATCTCCCAATCATCGTTGCCGCATGAGTCGCAGTCGTTCTGCTTCTCTACGACGACATAGAACACTTCGCCACGCAGCACCTTGTCCATCTCCGCAACTTCTGCCTCTGCCGCTTGGCGGAGCTGCTCCTCGGAATAGTCAGGCCCGAACCACTGCTGCGCGCAATGGCGGTCGATGGCGTAGTAGCCAATCTGCGCCGAATCCCAAGGGTCGCCGAACGAACCAAGGCTCACGCTCATCCCAGAGTGAGAGAGGCCGTACACCGGTGCGGCAAACTCAAACTCGTCGGCATCGAACTTCGTCGTGCCATCGCTATCGGGATACAACACGACATCATTCGGGAAGCCGTGGTCGGCGGCGCGCTTGCCGGTATAGAACTTGCCAACGCGGTCGCCGAGCATGTCCAACTCAAACCCTTCGTCGTATTCGATACGAGCGCGGTACTGACCCTTCTCGATTGTCTCCATCATCCCCTCCTCTGCTACGCGGGACATCCCCGCACTAGGATACTACTTCTCTTGTATCACGCTGTCAATGACGAATCCATGGTGTGCTGGATCGGCAAACCGGTATGCCGTCTTGCTTCGCGGCTTGTGTTCGGCCCGGCACTCGGTACATACCAACCCGCCTAAACGATGCGGGATAAGCTCGCCGTGCCGGCTGTTGTTTGGGCAGGCCACACGCTTGTCGGGCTTCGACTTCGTCATCTCACCCTCCTAAAAGAAAATCGTTGCCATAAACGCAAGCACGATGAT